AGAGTTACCCAGCAGGTATTTGCCAGTAACAGTTGGGGTTCAGTTGGTGCGCCAATTACTCAAGCAAGTTGGAACGTAAATCCTCCGTCAACGCAAACACTTCTCGATCGAGACATCCGTATTAAATGTTATTTGACTGTTACAGTCGATCAACCGCTTCAGATCGGTACAAATGACGCTCTTCGCCAATTTCCTATTTCCGCGATCACGGACGTCATCACCGTCCAGATTAATGGAGAAACTCTTTCTCAGAATACTTCTGATATTAACAATGCTATGCTAACTTTGAATAACACTGTTCAGGATCGTTGCGGTGCTATTTCTACTGCGCCGTCGATGCCCGATCAGTATCAAAATTATTCCGACTGGACTATTTACGGCTCGGGTAGAAATCCTTTGGCTGATTATGGTGAAAATTCGGCTGAAATGTCTCGAGGAGGTTTTCCCATTACCGTTGCGCCTGGTGGACTATCTTTCACTTGCGAAGTGACAGAGCCACTTTTCCTTTCTCCTCTGACGTCTGGACAATCTGATGAGGAAGCATTCTGTAATATCAATCAACTTAACGTTTCTCTTCGTTTTGTTCAACTTGTTAATCGCGTTCTATGTCACTCGACTGCTGGAAATGCTATTACTACTGTCGCAGTTAGTTTCTACCAAGCGCCGGAACTTCTTATCAATTATATTACTCCTCAAATCACTCAACCTCTTCCTACTGTTCAGACCGTGTCTTATTCTAAACTACAGCAGTATATCAAACCGGTAACTGGCTTTGTTCAGGGTAGTTCTCAAACTGTTATTTCTGATAGCATTAAACTGAGTATGATTCCTTCTGCTATGTACTTGTTCGTTCGTCACGCTAGATCTGCTTCCAATTATTTGGTTTCCGATTCTTACGCTAAACTTTCTAACATCAATGTTTTGTGGAATAATCAGTCTGGTCTTTTGGCTACTGCTTCTGATCAGGAATTGTATTCTATTACTCATCGTACTGGATCTAATCTTTCTTGGGCGCAGTATTCTAAATACCGTGGGTCGGTTTTTGCCGTGGAATTTGGCGAAGACATTGGACTTCAGGCGAACGAATGTGCAGGCGTGAGCGGCCAATACACGCTGCAGGTACAGGCTACAGCCAAATGTTTGGGCGGAACCGGTGATTACGAATTCTTCGTCGTCTTCGATATGCCGGGAACTACTAGCGTTTTCGAAAATGGTTGCCGTAGTTCTATTGGTAACTTTTCTGAATCGATGGTCCTAGCGGCTCATCAATCTTCGGAACAAATGTCGCACGAGGTATACGCAAGTTTGCACGGAGGTGGAAGACGTGGCGGAGGCGCATTTGGTTCTAGATTTAAGAGTTTTATCCACAAAGTATCTGGAGGCATTCAGAAGGCGGCTCAGTTCGCTGCTCCTCTCGTCGATAAACTAGCACCTCAGTATTCTGGTCTAGTTCGCGGAGTTGGAGACGTGGCTGGTCAAGTTTCTGGTTTAACCGCCGGAAGTCGTACGAGCGGAGGTCGTTTAAGTAGGCTCAGACGTTAATCTAAAAACAGCTTTCTAATTTTTAATTAAAATATAATTAAAAAAATCTAGTTAATACTCAATAATCTCATCTAAATCGCTGTGTAAAATCTCTAACAAATTCATGATCTCAGTATATTTAATTCTAATCATCTTATATCCGTATATTCTACAAAAGTCGTTTTTTATCTTATCGTTATCTTGAATAATTTTAAAATTATCTTCTGCTTCTTCTTGTGAGTTACCAAACATCATCGGTTTATAATGCTGACCCCCATCAACTTCAATAATTATCTTATGTTTTATAAATCTAAAATCAGGTCTCAAACGCTTTCCACAATAATCCGTAAGTTTAGAATAAGACTGATTAAATATATAATCTTCTTGTTGATTAAATCCTAGAATTTCTAGTGCTTCTTTTGCCTTAAATTCCAACCCAGACATATTTGATTTGTCTTCACCTTTACAAGTTTGAATATGTATTTGTAAAGTACCATTTCGACTACATTTATAATCGCATAATTCACATTCGTAATCTTTAATTTGATTATGTACTGATTTAATGTGTTGTAGTAAAGTACCATTTTCACTACATTTATACTCGCATAATTCACATTCGTAATCTTTAATTTTATCGTGTACTGATTTAATATGTTTTTGTAAAGTACCATTTTCACTACATTTATACTCGCATAATTCACATTCGTAATCTTTAATTTTATCGTGTACTGATTTAATATGTTTTTGTAAATTACCATTTTCACTGCACTTATAATCGCATTGATTACATTCGTAATCTTTAATTTGATCGTGTACTAATTTAATATGTCTTAATAAATCACCATTTGAAGCAAACTTACTCTCACATTGATCACAAGAAAATCTATCGCAACACTGTAAACACGTTTTATAAATCTTCCCAGTATTCTTTCTAACTTTAAATAACTCCAATAACTTTTTACATTTACATTTTGAACATTTCTGTAATTCCGCCATTATCTTCTTTATTATATATTAGAAGTCTTTAAACCCTAATTCAATTTTATTTTTTTCATTATAATATTTTTTTATATTTCCTATAATATAAAAAGATGACCAAAGTAAAACAGCCTTCGGAACAACTCCGAACACAAATTAAAAAAAGTAGAAAAGATATTACTGAATCGTCTGTAAATGCTTATATAATAAGTTTACGAATGCTATATAATAAGTGCATACCAGATCATAAAAACGAACAGTTAGATTCGAAATTTTTACATGATTTTTCTAAAATAGAGAAGTGCTTAGGCGAGATCGATAATAAAAATACTCGTAAGAATCGTTTAACAGCGATTCTAGTTGCTTTAGATTCTGAAGACAAGCCAGATAAAAAACTTATTGATCGATATCAGACAGTTCTGAAGACTCTGATGATTGACGTTAACAAGACGATCCAATCGCAAGAGAAATCACAAACGCAAAAAACGAATTGGATAGAGTACGACGACGTCAAAAAGGTATTAAATAAGATGTTAGAAGATATTAATAAAGATAATTTGTTTTCAAAAGAGAAATTATCAAAGACTGAATACGGGCTTATACAGAAATATGTACTTTTGCGTTTTTACGTATCGCACCCAATGCGTAACAACGTATCAGATACTAGCGTACTATCTCAGAAAGAGTACGACGATCTCAAAGAAGATGATCAAAGCAAAAATAATTATTTAATTAAAGATAAAAACAAGTATAAATTTATGCTGAATAATTTTAAGAACGTCAAACGCATTGGAGCAAAAATAATAACGATTGATGATAATATCGCTAAATTGCTGAGTAAGTGGTTGAAAATTAATACATCTGGTTGGATGTTTACGCTCAACAACGGTAAAGAACCTCTGACATCAAACGGCGTAACTAAAATCATGAATTCGATTTTTTCTGAGTATAGCGACGGTAAAAAGATAAGTACATCGATGCTACGCCATATCTCAATCTCTGATGATTTGAAGAATGATTTGACGATAGCCGAAAAGAAAAAGAAGGAGGAAGCCACAGAGAATAAGTATCAGCATTCAAGCGCTATGAATGATACTTACAGGAAGATTTAAAAGCATTTTAATATTTTATTTTAATTTAAAATAAAATCTTGTATTATAATAAAATGCCACACTATACAGAATCGCTAACTGAACAAGAACTATTTATCGCAGATGAAAAGAAACTATCTGAAGATGAAGAAGGAGATGAAATTGACCATATGACATTCCGTGAGTTTTATAAGATAGTAGATGACTTAAAAAAGTTACATCCGACATTTAGGGCGCAAGACTTTAAAGCTTTTATGAAACAAGACGAGTTTAAAGATCAATACGATGATATTGTATACGCTTATCTTGACGATTTCGGTTATCCGGACCTATCAAATGATTATATTAAAGATATTGTTATTGCTTTGAGTACGATTGGAATTGAAATACCGCAAAAACCCAGAGTTAAAAATAATAGCATTAATGAAGATGAAGATGAAGAAAATATTAAAAATGTTGTAGATAATAAAACAGATGAGTTACTTTCCAAAGACGGATTACTCGTTGAAGAAATTCCAGAAATCGAACAGGAAAACTAAAAAATACGACGCGGTACTGGTTAATAAAATCAATAACAAATTTGTAAATGTTCCTTTTGGAGATTCTAGATATGAACAATACAAAGACAATACAGGCTTAAAATTATACAGTAGTAAAGATCACGGAGATAAAAAAAGGAGAGAGGCATATAAAGCCAGACACGCTAAGGATGTTAGAGACGGTTATTATTCTGCTGGATA